CCGTGGGCCAGGCTTCGAGAATTGAAGATTTCTCGCCCTCGTATGCGTATCGTAGCTACGGAACCGGGCACATTTGAGACCGAAAGGATGCGACACGAGCAATTCTCAGAGTTCCGAAAGGAAGGCGAATGGTTCATTTTTTCTCCCCAAATACTTGATTTTGTTAATACTTTGGGGGAATCAGATACGGTAGCTACGACTACTGATACAGTAGCTACTCCTGCTTATGCCTCTGCTTCTGCTTCTGAGGGTAAAGGAGAGTGTGAGAACCATAAGGGAAATGGGACTCTTACGCCGACCGAGCGAATCAGTTTGGACAAAGCGATTGACCGAGGGGAAAAGCGTCTTGCGGTTTTGCGGGCAAGAAAGCCGGACGCTGGTTGGTCTGCCGATGACCCGTATTGGAAGGAAATCAAAACGCTTTCGCCGCAATTGAAAGAGATGAAGCAACGTCTCGGAGTTCCGATATGAAAGGCAACGCGCGTGCAGTCGGGCCTCCGGTCAGTCCGTATGAAGTCCAAAGCTAAGCTCAAGTCAAGTGCGGGCGTGATTCGATGCCCGTGTTGCTGGACGTTGCACAACCAACTTCACCGGGCGTGGTGTCCAGGACCTCCGAGAATGAAATTACCTTATGAGCAAATTCGAGTTATCAAAAGAGCGACAATACCCGCAAGGGCGTGAATCAAAAGAGTTCGTTGACCAGCTTTCGGATTTGCTGAATCGACATTCCAAAGAGAACGCATCGAACACGCCGGATTTCATTCTCGCTCAATACTTGGTGGCGTGTTTGGAGGCGTGGAACACGGCAACACAACAACGCGAGACTTGGTACGGGCGCGATGCCAGGCCATCGGAAATGCCAGCGGGAAAGGGTAGCGCATGACAATCCAACAAGCCATACAAAGCCAGTGGGACAATGTGCCCACGACCAAGGAAGAAGCTGAAGCGGCTCTAAAACGCCATCCGTTTTGCTTGGCGTGCGGCAGCCAGATGCTCCTTCCGTTGATCCGGCCTCCGGTTGACACCGTAAGGAGGTTCTCGGCCCCATCGGTCCACGTATGGCTTGCGCACTGCAACCACTGTGGTTCGGAGGTTCCAATAGCTGTCATGCTCAACAACGAAGCGTGGCGAGTGACGGCGCAGGAAGAATGGCAAATGGAGGCGTGGTGGAGAAATCGACACCACAACGTAGCAGGCAAATGAATCGACTCGGGCCTTTTTCTATTCCGATTGAGTCAGGCATTCCTGTTCCTGATGTCCGAGGCAAATTCAATCATGTCTTTTCCGGGATGAGCAACGGCGACAGTTTTATGGTGCCAAACGATCAGCAGCGACAAAGAGCTTTGATGTCCGCCAAACGCATGGGCCACAAGGCAACGTCGCTCAAGGTCAACGGTTCAGGCAATCGCGTTTGGCTCATTTCCAAAGCATGACTCGGAAGGACGAAATAGAATTGGTTCTGAATCAATCTCAGAAGCTCTATGGTAACGATGCTGCGCAGGCATGGCGAAGATTGTGCCGTGAGCTTGAATTTATGACCGAACCGGAATCTCGAATGCCACGATTCAAAGGCTTACTGCACGCTTTATGGATCGCAGCCAGCAACGACCAAACATGACCCCATATGCAATCCATCAACTCCGACGTGAACTCAATCCACCAAGCGTTCTGTGACGCACGCGGCTTGAGCAGAAAACCCTTGCACATTGGCGGGGGATTGCGGTAGATTTTGGGTGCTCTGAACGGCTAGACACTCTGGTCAGAGCTTGCTCTTACGGTTCACTTAGCGCATTCTAATTTTGCGCCCGGTCTGTGGCTTCGGCCACGGCCCTGGCAGCATCCTTCCCGCTCGATGGGCGGTCTAGGACCGGGCGCACTTCCTTTCCTTCCTGCATGAAGCGAGGCACTCCAGATCATCCCAAAATGCTTATGCTATCGCACGAGCTAAAAAAGATCGGAGAAAAACACAAAGACGAAAAATTAGTTCGCCACTCACGAATTGCCGCCGTTGGAACAATGGAACTCCTTTGGCATTGGTGCTTCAAATACGCCATCCAAGGAGACATCGGGAAATGGCCAAACGAAATAATCGCACAAGCGGTTTGCTGGGAGCACGGAGCCGATGAACTGATTGATGCCTTGTGTGCTTCGCGGTGGTTGGATAAAGCTCCAGACCCACACCGACTCGTAATTCACGATATTCAAGATCACGCAGATAATACTTGGAGACAAAATCTTGATGATTGCGGACTTACGTGGTGGGACGGAAGCCCTCCAAGGCGTTCAACTACAGGACGTCCAAAGAGAAACTCCAGTAAAACTCCAGTAAAACTCCAGCGCAATTCACGTAAAAGTCCACAGCCAGAGCCAGAGCCAGAGCCAGAGCCAGAGCCAGAGCCAGAGCCAATACCGAATGGTGAGCCTGAGTTCACAGAGGAAATGGCTTCTAAGTGGCTGAAGGATGCTCAGAAGAACGGAGCAGACTATACCGAGGCTGAGATGCATAAGGCTTTTCTGGCAGGAAAACAAAATGGTTGGAAATGGGCTGGAGCTGATAAACGGGCGGCATTGGAGCGCCAGATAATTTGGGACCGGGAAAGGATGCCGGTTTCAGCAAAACCTGCAACAAACCTTTCGGATGACGAGCTTCTAAGGAATTCCACATGAACCAACGATATTGCGACGAGATGTGTGTGATTGGCTGCTGCATGTTGGGCGGATTGGACACCGCGATTGAGGCCATTGAAAGCGTGCCAGCCGATGCTTTCAGTCAAATGAACATCCGGGAGATATTCGGAATCATTGAACGGCTGGCCACCAGCGGGGAACCGATCACAGAGATGACGTTGCGGTTGAAATGGAAGGAATCGAATTCAGCGCCATTTCCAGAGGATATAATGAAGGCACCGGACATGGTGCCGAGCGCGTTCAACCTGCCGTATTATGTCGGCCCGATTATCGAGGCATGGAAGAAGGATCGAATCGTCAGAGCGTGTCGAACCGTCTGGGAGCATGGACAAATTGAAACTGTGAGCAGTGACGCATTATTGGCCGAAGCCGAATCGGTGTTGTACGCCGAGGAAATAACCGGGGTCACGACTGTCGGGGCCAAGGAAGCGAGTGATATTCTCATCAACGACCTGGAACGCCGTCATCAGCTTCAAGGAAAACTGTCGGGAATCGAAACTCCATTTAAGAGATTCAATGAATTGACGGATGGGTTGCAATACGGCGAACAGTCGATCATCGGAGCGCGGCCCAGCCAGGGGAAAACAGCCATCAGCTTGAACATCGTGGAGCACGCATGTTTCGTGAACAAAATCCCAACCCTATTCGTGACATTGGAAATGGGCGTGGCTTCGTTGATGCGACGGCTCGCTTCGTCATGGACGGAAATTCCGCTTTGGGAAATCAGGCGAGGTTCTTACACGCCACAGCAATTTTCAAAATTCACGTCATTCAAGGTGATGGAGCAAAAGGCTCCGTTTTGGATCATTGATGCGGTCGGTGGAATCGGACTGAACAAACTTTCCGCTGCGGTTCGTCGTCGGGTTAGAAAGGACAAGGTGAAACTGGTGGTGATTGATTATCTGCAAAAGATCAAACCGAGCGCGAAACATGAAAAGAGAACTTACGAGGTCGGCGAGGTTTCTACGCAACTCAAGTCGCTGGCTGTTCAAACCGAGGTCGCGCTGCTCACGCTGGCGCAACTCAATCGCGAATCAGAAAAAGAAAAAACTCGTCCTCCGAGATTGTCTGATTTGGCCGACTCTGGTCAAATAGAACGCGACGGAGATATGGTGGCATTGATTCACCGTGATCGACATGACAACACCGGAGCAACAAAGTTAATCGTGGCAAAGCAACGCGACGGCGACACGGGAGTTGTGTCGCTGACATTCGCCAAAGAGTTGGTTAAATTCAAAAATCCATGAGCGAGAAACCTCCATTTTTTGTGACGTGGTGCAGGGACCAGGACGCCTTTCACACCGAGACCTTGGACGAAATGCTGAACAACAATTTGGCCAACTACTACGGCGAAATCGAAAACGCACCGGATTGGATCGTTGTCGGCGTTGCAGAGACCCGCAAGGAAGCATTCGAGTTGGCAGAGAAGCTGAGGCACATGAAGGATAAATGAAACCAATCAGCGAAGTGATCCAGGCAATGCGGCGAGAGGTGGGGTGAGGGGATGAGCATAGAAACCGATGCCGGAATAAAACGGGAGCGAGAGCTTTGCAAACGCGATGTCTGCATGTATTGCGGTGGTCGGGCGCTTGGCTACAATCGAATTCCCGATGGTCCGAACGAGGCCGGAAACTGGACGCATAAATCCACAACCAGCGAGCGCGAGGAGCACAGGGTTCTCTGCCACGCATCTGCGATATTGGCCCGCGAAAACTTTGAGCGATCAAGAACACCATGACCCGGCGACCGAGACAAATCACGCGACGGATTCATAATTTTCCGTACATCTCAACAACGATGTATCTCGGTGGTGGCGACATTGTGCTGGGCACGATTCGGCCAATCATGAGCTTCGTGAGCACGCGGCCACCGCGGGGTTACGCGGCTTGGTGCCGTAGATACAAGAAGCGCAGGAAGGCGGGCGGGCGATAACGGAGTTGACAGCGGTGGAGAAATCACGGATAGGTAGCGATGTGAAAACTAACGGTACAGGATTTTCGTTTGCCGTGGGCGCAAGCCCGCTCCCTTCGCCGGAAGTTTTCACAAGCGGCAAACGATTCATTTTATGAGCGATAAGATCAAAACTCTATCGGAAGCGATTCGTTATGGCAGCACGTTCATCGGCGAAACTAAGCTGTTTTTCAGCGAAGATGACAGGTGCGGCTGTGCAATTGGAACAGCGTACTTGGCGGTAATCAGCGATCACCCGCCAAATCCAGTTTCTCCTGATAATATCTATGATCCGCTCGTGGAAAGGTTCGGAGTTCCCAAGGAAGTTATAGCGGATGTTTCTGTGAGCCATTTTCGAAGCGAAAGAAATCGCGAGCAATGCGCCGACTGGCTCGCGAGCAAAGGCTACTGATGACCCATCGCCACAAACCGGACGCTGCATGACCGCGACTGAGAAACTGGATCAGCTTCGTGCCGCAATTCTCCCGCTGCTGACCGAAATCAAAGAGATGCGCGACGGGTTGCCGCAAGACTGCTCTGCTGACTTGCAGATCATCGCCGGCTGGGACGCGGTGATCGGGCCGGTGGAGGAGGCGATGAAGTTATGAACCCAGCAGACGACATATTCAGACTCAGAGCTGACGCGCAAGACCTGCGCGACAAACTGGTGCGAGCCTTGGAAGAACGGGATGCGGCGATGGCCAGAGTGGATAAGGTCACGCAGGCGCGAGACGCATTCCGATCTGAGTTTGACCGAATGACCATCGCCGTGGACGCGCTCACGCAAGAGAACCAGAGATTACGTAACGCCATCGAGACCGTCCTGCGCGACGACGAATCCGCGCCCGGAGGCTGGGGGCCGGACGTGACGTGCCAGTGGATTCTGCGGGAGGCATTGAACTCCAAGAACCAATCAACAGCCAACCCATGACACACAGCGAAATCCAAGCTGAGTGGGATCATTTGTATCATACCAGGTTGGGCATCCTGTGCGAAGACCGCGTGCCTACGCCGGAGCAGGAACAGATAGCCCGCACGGAGGCTGATGCTGCGGTGCGGGAGTTGAAGGAGCAGGGATGAGCGAGAAATTAGAGTCAAATGAATCGTGGACGCCGAAACCTTGGGACGATGCCGGATTGGTCTATGGCCGAAACCGAATCCACAACCTTGAACACGAACTCGTCACCGCCCGCCGCGAGATCGAACGGTTGCGCGGATTGATTGGACAGCTATGTAATGACGCTCAAACCTGTCTTGATAATGCTCACTGGGAAGTGAGGTTCGGCAGTGGAGATTTACTGGCAACAATAAAGTCTGCCCGAGCAACCCTGAACCCTCCACGCACCAGAGAATGACGCCAGAAGCCAGATTGATCCTTAGATGGGCCATTAAGTTGTCGGAGAAGCGCGGTGACTTGAAGACGGCTAAAATCGCACGAGAGGCATTGTGGTACGGCAACTGGCGGGACGTCGGCGTTGTAGTAAGGTTTTAATCCCATGATCAATCCGCTCCAGCGCATTTCGCACAATAAATGTGTCCACTGGGGTCTTCGTAAACCACTGTCATTGGACCTCCACACTCGTCACAAGTGCTGATGTCACCACCAACTTCAACTCGAATTGTCTCGATTGCTTCCTGAATCCAATCCAGACACCTTGACCTTTCGTCACCACTCAACTGGTCTTCGGTCTCAATCCGCGTCACTTTCAAGGTCGATGGTGGCTCTGATTGAATTTCCATCTTCACCGATTTTCCAATCCACAGGAACCGCTTCTCGTAATCATCCGGCATGACGAAATTGGTCGGGATTCGATGCACGTATTGCTTTGGAATTCTCATAATTTCTGGATCACGCGCTTGACATTGAGCGAGCCTTTGCTATTTTGCAAGTGTGATTCGGGAAATTTGCCCCATAGGAACCACCGAAAACGCCACGGCCTATGCTTCGCCCTGCCTGGATCACACCTCAACGGGCGGTGACGGTGGGCGGCGTCTAAATTTGGACGGAAACTGCTTCTCCCCCAGTGATGCTGCTTGGCATCAAGACGGTAAGGGGACTGGACAAGCGCATCTGCCGTCCTTTAGCCGATCATTGGATTCGCCAAGCGATGATGGTGGTCGGCCTTTAATTTCCATATGAGCCGACAACGCCACCGAAACTTCTGGCAGGGGGCTAAACCCCTCCAAATCCCGTCCGGTGGCACGTTCCTGCCCAATCAAACCCTCCTGCTCCGCGCTTCCAACGACTTCTTCGTTGCCGGGGCCATCTGGAGGCGCAAGGACGGACAATGGGCCTGCATCCAGACCGCGCCCATCCTGCGTTGGATGCTCAAACTTTCTCCCACCGAAGCCAAACTCGAACTCGCTCGACGCGGCTGCTCGTGGGAATGGATTACGACCCGTGAAAAACGGGCCGAGTTAGACCCGCCTAGCGACACAGTGGAATCGGCTAACCGATCTGCCATTGGAACCCCTGATTCATCCCACCGGCACAGCGCCGTACGTTCCGACTCGCCGAGTCCGCAGGATGCCTTCAGCCAATCGCACGTCGGCGCGTCTCTGCCGGTTCAATCCTAGAGCGAATCGACCTCCGAATAGGTGACACACAAAGTCGGGGAACTCGGTCATCAACAACACCGCGACACAGCAGCGCCACGTACCTTTGCCACGACGCTGCGACCATGGCCCGGCGCATCAGCCATCAGGTTCTCCTGTCACGACGTTGACAGTCACGGATACCCGGCTGCTCTGTGGATACGACCTGAAAGACCGTACCGGGGACCGTCTGCTCGGCTTAATCAACCGATTGGAACCACCTTCAATGACGTTACCGCGCAACCGCACGTCCCGATTCGCTCCAGAATCTAAGAAATCTCCAAGCCCGCAGGGGGTGCCTTGTCTATCAATAATCTCTTCTCCGAATCCTGTCTTTCTCGTGTCGAGCCGACCTAGCAGGCGATGCGCGATGTCTCTTTCGAGTCCTTAATTTCCGTGTCTCTGCAAAGGCGGGACTCCAATGACCCAACCAACGTGAGCAGTCCCCCTGGCACCGGCACCGGTGGGGACGGTCAGGCGTTCAAGGAGACTCCTGACCGGGCTTTGGCGGCTCAGGCTCCTGCTTAGG